CCTAATCCATACCAGCGACCTTCAACTGGTAAATGGTAAACTCTACGATAAGGTCTACGTAGGTCTTCAAACCAATTATAACGAACACCTAAGATTAACTGTTGGTCTCTATTATAATAGACGCAGATTTCTTCGTCCTTACCATCACCATTAACATCAAAGGCTGTCCAGATTTGAACCCACTTAACATTAGAAGGCCAGACAATCTTAGTGTCAGTCTTCTCTCTAATGGTTTCTACATAGGTATCTGAACTTGCAACAGTAGCATTTTGAAGAGGATTAGCAATGCGGGATTCCATCTTCTTTTCAATATCTTTATAGAACAATCCCGCTGTGATTAATCCCTTAAACTCTGCTGTGTTAGTCTCGTGTTCCTCTCCGCACCAAGTAGCAGTTTGGGGATCTAAGCAATTGAAGGGCATTAAGAAACGAGAGATGGATACAAACTCTAGCTTATTTCCCTGAGACACTACAATCTCTCTAGCCTTACCATCAATAGAAGTCCGCTTGATAACCTTCTTATAATCCATTCTAGCGAAGGAAGTACCAAACTTAATTTTCTCTAAGACTGGAGCAGCTAAAGCATCTCGGATACCAACACCTTTTAAGAACTCCCAATCTAAGTACTTTTCAATCTCGTGATCTAAAGGTTCGAAAGGATCTACTAATCTTACGCTGGAAAATTGGTCGATACCAAACAGTTGTTGCATCTCATTAGCAAAAGTTGTTTCTGTGGTAATAGCTGCTAATGGGATAACAATATTAGAGGCACCCCTAAAAGGAAAAGTGTTTTCAACTGTAGAAGGACGAGCTAAGTAATCCTTCTGCAAATCCTCTAGAGTTTCAACAAAGGTTGAACGTTCAGCATAATGATTAACTAATTGCTGTTCCAACCATGTTCGTAACTTACCTTCGATTTCTTCACCTAGTACAATTAGCTCAGGATAATCCATTGTTTGGCCCAAGTAACATTTCTAAGGCGGGCTCTAAGTCTCTGAGATAGACAGTCTTTTTAATCAGGCCTCTAAATAAGGAGATGCGCGTAAGCTTGTGATCCTTATTAGCCTCATACCATTTCCAAAATAACGTCGCGATCATGACCTTAACTACATCTTGGTTCTTAATTTGTGGAGTTAAGATGCTAACATCCATTTCTTGGAGAGCAGACATTTATAGTTTCCTCTTACGAGCAGCTGCTAGGGAATCTTCTTGAGCATTCTGTAACTTAGTAAGACGTAATACTTTTCCTTTAATAGCAGGATCAACTAGAACATTATCAACGCGCTTTTTTGTGATGTTAAGGCGTTTCTTTAAAGCAACAGTATCAGTTGGGATATTCTTAGTAGCTTGGGAACCTAGGGGCATTTACTCATCTCCTTTAAAGCATTCATAACACTATCAGCAGCTAACCACGCAGCGTTCCAAGCTTGCGTTCTCCATTCCCTTTGACTAATTTGCTGAGTCTTAGGATGTGTTAAAACAGCTTGATTCTCTTTCAACTCATAGAAGTGTAAGTTAAATACACGTCTAGCTAATTCACTCCACTTACGCCATTGCTTAAGTGGTACCTTATAAGCATTGCTAGCACCCTTTACCTTGTGCAATACTTTAAGGTCAACTTCAGTATACATTTTATTGTCCCTCAGTATGGTTAACTGCCTTAGTTACAGCTTGAAGCAATGCACCAAAAGCAATAACAACTGCCGCATATTTAGCAGGAATTAATCCTAAAAGTACAGGAGAACTAACCAATCCCGCCAAAGTAGTTAGCAGAGCTAAAATAGCAGGAATCTTAGATTTTACAGAAGATTGCTCAGGAGTTGCGTTAAACATTAGGAATTTCCTCTGAATGCTTTACTAATTCAACCTGCCCAGCATTAACAGTAACATTCATTGGATATGCCTTTGGATCATCTAATCCCATTTTAACATCTGCAACAAATGTAAGATTACAATACTTATTCTCTTCACTTCCAAGCATATTAGGAGAAACAGAAACAATCGTACCTCGCAACACAACTTCATCACCAACCTTTACAGGATTACCGTAGCGATCGTGCATACATTCCTCAAAATTAAAGTGTTGAGTAAACTGCAACTGCAACTACGTGTATCCGACGCTACAGCTCGCGGCCTCCGGCCTGCTCGCTTTCGCGTCGTCCGAAAGTTTTACCCCAACTACTCGCGGGGCGGGTTTAGTGTTTGCGCAAGTCTCGCGTGCCATTCTTACTTTCGCGCGAGGGCTAAATCTTTCTCGCAGTTGTATTAATTGCCTTATTAGGGCTGGCGGGATTTACTAATGTGTTTCGCGTTAAGCTTTATTTAATCGCCGAGTATCCAGTAGTAGGATCTCTTCCGTTCATAACTAAAGCTTTCGCAGCTTCAGCACTTAGAATGTTATTTTTCCTAACAGGAATCTTCCAGAACTCGGGGCCATAAGCTAAAGCATCTAGAATATGGTAGTCATCACTCGCACCAAAGGTATCATATTCTTCAATAAGATCTTGCTGAGTTATGTTAAAAAAGATCTGACCAGCCGAAAAATAATTAGCTAAGCCTCTAACTCTCATATCTTTTTCTTTTTGTCTAGTTCTAGCTCCTTCAATTCTGAATCTAACTCTCCTTTTTTCCATCTCAGAGTAAATCCAATGCTCAAACAACACAGAAAATAACACATTCTCAATAACAACTATCCTAGGACTCCACTTTAATACGAGACTAAATAGCATATCAACAGTCTCTGGCGGGCTCCAAACTTTCTTCTGTGCATCTAAGATAAAGATATTCTTTCTTCTATCCATCCCAGTTACTACTAAACCTGATTCTCCGTTAATAGCGGGATCTAGGATGATAATCTTATCTAAATCTCCAATGTCATGATTAATATCTTCGGCGGGAGTTGTAGCTAAGATGCGCCTATTCTTCCACTCAAAGAACTTCTTCCAAGCTGGCTGAAACTCAGCGCTTCCTTCTTTTGGATCATTTAAGTATTGAGCTGTCCAGACTTTAGGATTCTTTCTTAGAATTCTTAGAGAGTCTGTGGTAAATTGCTCTGGAAAGATAGGTCTTTTAATCCCATCAACGTCTTTCTCTTCAACAGCTCTATGGTAAACTTTAAGCTGATCTCCATAGGCGCTAGTAATGTGGCTCCAAACATCTCTAACTTTCCATCTCGTACCAATGAAATCAATGTGATCTGTCTTAGGAGTAACTAAATAGCTTTGAATGTTATCAACCCATTGGATAGCTGAGTTCATAACAGTCTCAGAATCTCTAGCTTCTTCTCCAATTAAGTCATCAGCCTTGATGAAATCAAAGTGTGCGCCTTGCTTTTTAGCCCCTGTTCCCATAATACTAACTGTGGGTTCAGTCCAATGTGCGTTACGAGGTAATTCTAACTCACTCTTGTTAACTTTCTGCTTTCTGAGATCAGGAACACATTCAGGAAACAGCCCAATAATCCAAGGATTCGTTAAAAAGTGTGATTGAATACCTCCTAAGAAAGCCCCGGCAGATTCTGCTACTTCGTGAGCTAATAGGACGCGCGCATTGGGCCCTAGATTTCTAGGATATGGAGAAGTTCCAGCGTCGTCCGGTAAAATTATGCTTACTGTGTCGCTGATTGTGCCTAATGTGGACTTAAAATGAGAGCGCGGGAGTAAAATAAGCCTAAATTGGTCTGTTAATGTGTTGCGTAAGAACCTACATAGGTCTCCGTGGAGATGCTTAGAGAGCTTATTATAGCCAAGTAACCCATAAGAGAGAAAGAATAGGTTATTCTTAGCTTCAATCCTAAGTTCTTTAACTTGTTGAGTGGTTAAAGCTCCAAGTTTTTCATCTGAGGCCCGCTTAGCATTGTCAAGATCAGCTTTAGAAGGAGGAATGAAATCATCCATCATTTCTCCGAGTTAAAAACTTCCCTACTAAGCTCTAATGCTTTAGTAACATTATCTACCTGAGAGGTAGAGATCATTAAAGTCTTCTGATTGTTGATCTGAATATTAGTTTGAGCCGCTTTAGAATCTCCGAGGGCCGCGATTTTAATTGCTCTATCAATAAAAGCAATTGGAGCCGCAGTAGCTAAACCCCTCTCATCATCTAAGAAGTCTTCTGCAGCTTTATAAGCCTTTTCTTTAATCCTAGCCTGCATATCTTCAATACTAGTAACTCTTTCTCCCGCCAGACCATTTATAACTTGCTGCAACTTGGCGAACTTCTCTTGGCCCAGCGGGCTATTTAATACGTTACCTACTTGTACCGGAGAATAGTTATGCTTAGCACCTATTTCTTTGTTACTTAATCCACAAACTACGTCTGCCACAAACAAATCATAGATAGGTTTCCACTTAATAGGATACCTAATCTCTAGCGACGCGGGCCTATTAGTTCCTTTTGGTCTACCAATAGGCTTTGCTTCTTCTATCTTAGGGAAGCTAACAACATAGTCCATATGAGTGTAACGGTTAGGGTAACTTATTTCTCAGCTTAGTAGTTAATGGCCTTCTGCTTCTGGCGGGATTGACTATAATAGCAGGAATCGCGCGGGGCTTCTTAACTTTAAAAGGCGTCCCAGCCGAAATCCTTTTATTCATCGAAGACGTGAATTTCTTAATCCCGCCTTTCGCAGGCCCAATATTCTTAGTTCTCATAAAATAATCTCCGGCATAGTCTGCGCTAAGTCTAATCTACCATCCTATACTCCCCAATGCACCCCCTCCCCTATAGTGTGTAGTAAAATTCCCATTTAAAATTAATTAGCAGTGCAAAAATTATGCTAATTTTAAATTTTATTGAGAAATTATGGGAATGTCTTTTTGTGTTTTGCGGCGTTGCGTTTTTCCCCTCCAACCATTTGACCAAGAAATGCGGGCTATAACAGTTTCAGTAGATATGGTACAAACTTCCCAGCGTTTTGTAATTCCTGGAGCCGGGATCTCTTTAAATTCAATCCATTTAGCCATGT